GTAATGATATTCCTAGTATAAATCCTAATGTTGGTTTTTTAACTGGTAGTTATATAACGCCATCTCCAAAAAGTAACATTTCTAGACCATATCAGTTATACTCGGTAACTAGTAGTATATTTGAATCATGGTATTCAGGATTATATGAATCTGCTTCATTATATGATTTGAGAAATAATAATCGACTAACAAAAGCAGTTCCAGAATTTATTTTATTAGATGAAAATAATGAACAACTTGAAGTGTTTGTTAACATGTTAGGACATCATTATGATATATTACATTCGTATATTCATTGTATGACTAAAATTAATAATCGAAATGAACATCCAGAATCTGGAATGCCAAATGAATTATTATATTCAGTAGCAAAACAATTTGGTTGGACATTAACAAATGGTCATCAATATCAAAATCTATGGGAATATGTATTAGGAACAAATGAAGCTGGAACACCTTTAACTGGATCTAATACAGTAGGCGAAGAGTCGTTACCAGGTCGTGAAATGACATTTCAAGTATGGAGGAGGATAGTTAATAATATTCCAGGATTATTGAAATCGAAAGGAACTAAACGAAGTATTCAAGCATTATTATCATGTTATGGAGTACCTCAATCACTAATTACAATTAAAGAATATGGCGGTCCTAGAATTGCAAGAAAGCCTATATATGAAAAATTAAATTTTGATTATTCATTAGATTTAATTAATAATAATGCTGGGACAGTACGAGTTGATTATGATCAACCAATTAAGTCTGTTGAATTACGATTTAAAGTAGATGACGTATTAAATAATCCAACAGTTCCTAGTTCAATGAATTTATATTCAATCGGATCAAATGATGTAACGATTGATTTTGTTCGTGGAACATTAGGAACATTGAGTATTAACGGAAATGCAACTTCAGAAATAGAATGTTATAATGGAGAATATTTAAATACATTATTAAGAAGTGGATCTTCTGGAACTTTAGAGTTATTAGTACAAAAATCAAAATATGGAAAAATTGTAGCTACAGTTTCTTCATCAATAACAGGAAATTTTTCTAATACAGGAACATTGACATTAGGAGGTTCGACAAGATTAAAAGGACAATTACAAGAATTACGATTGTGGTCTTCAAGCTTGCAAGATTCTCCATTTGAAAATCACACAAAAGCTCCAGGATCATATGATGGTAATATTAGTGCATATGATGAATTATTATTTAGACTTCCATTAAATGAAAATATTAATCATTCACAAACTGGAAGTTTACTTGGTGTGGAACCAAAAACATCAAATATTTCAGCTTCATTTATAGGATGGAGTTCTGATACTCCATATGATTCGTTAGAAGAAACATATTATTATGATGGTATTTCTATAGGAGCTGGGACGTATGATGACAATAAAATTAGAATTGAATCTAATGAACTTATTGGTAGTTTGAGTTCTGATACAAGAGCTTCATTATCTCAATATGATAAAGCTCCATTAGATTCGAATAAATTAGGAGTATTTTATTCTCCACAAACAACTATAGATGAAGATATAATAGCACAGTTAGGATATGTAAGATTAGATCAATATATTGGCGATCCAGAAAATCAATCTCAAAAATCATATCCAGAATTAATACAATTTTCTAAATCATATTGGAAAAAATATAGTAGAAAAAATAATTTAAATGCATTTATCAATATGTTTACTTTATTTGATTTATCATTTTTTAAACAACTTGATCAAGTATTACCTGCAAGAGCTGATAAAATTAAAGGATTATTAGTACAACCAAATTTATTAGAAAGAAGTAAAGAAGCGGTATATAGTAAACCAGTTGAAATAAAAAATAATAGTTATACGTCTTCTTTAAATGCTTCTCCGGAAATACCTACTTCGTATGATAATATTAATGCAATATTAAATAATAAAGATATCTTATTATCCGGTATATCTAATAAAATACAAGGAGAAATGCGTCCTATAGATATGTATACAGGAAGTATATCACCATTAAGTGTAAATATTAACGCTTCTGCAGGAATTTCAGTTGCAACAGTAGGTCAAAGAAGACATAGATTTGAAGGATGTAAATTGACTGGCCCTGGTATTAATATTCCGACTAATAATTTTCCAATTGGAGCACCGGTTGTTACAAGAGTAAAAGTTAGTCCAACAGAATTAGTTAGCAGTGATCCTAATCGATTAGGAGTATTTAGTACAGAACGTGATAAAGAAATAACAATTAAAGAAGAACCAGAAATTATTGTATCAAAAAATGATCCTACAACAACAGCTCAAACAACTACTAATACATTAGCTGCTAAAGGAAATACATCAATACCAGAAAATAATCCACCGGTTATACAACGAACTACAAATAATAAAAGTAATTATAAATCTACTAGAGGAAATTAATCAAAATTTTGATTGAACAATATTTATTAAAAACAAAAGGACATTAATATGGGATATTTAGATAATACATCAATAACAGTCGACGCAATATTAACAAATAAAGGTCGTGAATTATTAGCACAAGGAGGAACTGCTTTTAATATTACGCAATTTGCGTTAGGTGATGATGAAATAGATTATACATTATGGAATCCAAATGATACTAGAGGTACAGCATTTTATGGAGATGTTATTGAAAATATGCCAGTAACAGAAGCAATTCCAGATCAAACAAAAGCTTTAAAATATAGATTATTAACATTACCTGGAAATAATGCACAATATTTACCAAAAGTTTCAGTAGCTCCAGCGTCGATGGGTTCGCAATCAGGAAATGGATCAACACTTACATTTAATGTATCAACATTAAACTTTTCAAATGCAAATTCAACATTAGGATATACAGCGGTTTTATCTAATAGTTCAATAGGAACATTAACTGCAGCAACAGGACAATCATTAAGTAATGTAGCTCCTGGAATAACTGGCGATGCAACTTCTATAGCAATTGTTGGTTTAGGCGGATTTAATTTAACATTGAATCCAAACCCTTCTACATCACAAACTAGATCTACTACAATTACATTTTTTGCAAATGAAACTGGAGGAGAAGTTACTGTTAATATAACACAAGCAAAACGTACGTTTACTGCTTCACAAAATACGACCATTTAAAAATGAGAACAACTATGATAAATTTACTAAAACAACTACCAAACCAAGGACAATCATTATCATTTCAACAATTGGATCCAACTAGAGATATTATTGATTCATCTCAAGAAACGATAACAGACGCATTATGGAGTGATGATCAGCCATTATTATCTACATTTTTTACCGCATCAAATTTATCAGTTTCTCAAAAAGCATATTATGTTAATGTATATCAAAAAGATCCTGCAGCAACTGGATCTGCTATTCAATTTGCATTAGCATACGGTGATCAACGAGGTAGTGGATCATTAAATAATGGTGGTGGACAATTAGGGGATGCTCCTAGTAAATCAATATATTCACAATATAAACAATTATTATTAGATGAAACAGTAAATGCATTTACATTTAAAACTGGATCTGGTGTTTATACTACGGATTCAATATATGTAATAAATTTGCAACGAGCAAGATCAAAAGAAAGATTAGATCCAGGTAATTGGGAATTACCATTAAATGGTATTACATCTAGAGATACAGATGCAACAGGAAGTGTTGTAATAGGACCTTCTCATATAAAACTAATTGATAATTCATCAACAGAAACAACATCTACACCGGAAATTGCAGATTCATATGATATTGTTTCTGGAAGTATTTCAAATGGAATTTTTAATTCAACTGCTCCTGAATATTATGGTAAAGTTTACCCACAACATAGCGTTATTATATTAGATGGAAGAAAATTAGATAATGAGTTAGGATTTAAAACTAACACCGGTTCTAATGCAGCTGGAAGTAATCATTATGGATTGTTTCATTCTATTTCAGGATCTGCATCTGCTGGATCAGGATCATTTTTAGCTAGAAATAAAGAAACTGTTAGTAGCACTATGTATTTTGTTAGATTAAATAATGCAGATTATAATTACTCAAATAATCCATCATATGTAACTGGAACACAATTTGAAATTGCAAATCAAGGATATTGGACAGATCCTGTATCATATATAACTACAGTTGGTTTATATAATGATCAACAAGAATTATTAGCAGTTGCAAAATTAAGTAAGCCAATTAAAAAAGACAAAAAATCAGAATTAAATATTCGTGTTAAATTAGATTATTAATTACACGTATTTTTCGCCTGTTATATTTATTATAAAATAACAGAGTTTATATGTCAGATATCACAGAATATACTGGTGAATCAGTAAAAGCTTTAAAAAAAGTAAATCCTACTGATTTAAAATTTACTCCAATGCAATTAAACAAAACGTTTTATATGTATTCTGGAAGTACTTCGTTATATACACCATTAAACGCATATTATACAGAAAATATACCAGAAAATAATTTAAATTGGGGTGAACAAAATTTAAATGGTACATATAAATCAATCATTTATAAATCATTGCAACAATTATTTTATAAAGATTCATATGATACGGAAATATTCTTATATAAAACATCTTCTATTTTTAGTATACCTCAAAAGAAAATGGGACAAAAAATTAAAGAAGATTCATTTACATATAATAGTGCATCATTAAGTTTAAAATCTAATAGATCTGGAAAAATATTTGATGAAAATATTAATATAGAATCTTTTCCTGATACATTAAATTTTTATGAAGGATTTAATAAATATTTTGATTCTTCAAATATAACATATGAATCGCAAAATATTAATTATGTTTCTGGAGTAACAACGAATAATGGAAATCAACAATCTATAGGATTATCGGCATTATTTTCTGGAAATGGTTATATATCATCTAGTTTAGAAGGAATATATGATAAACAACATGATTATGCAATATCATTTTTTATATCAGGAACAAATAGTACAAATAATGATCAGTTGATATTAACAAAAGCAGATCAAATAACTAGAAGTCCATGTCCTTTTAATATTGAATTAAGCGGAAGTAATGAAATTAAATTTAGTATACGTGGTAATAATTCTAATTTAATTGCGTTAATAACATCTTCTGCAGACGTTTCTTCGTCTTGGACTCATGTAGTATGTCAAAAAACTGGTAGTGATATTGAGATGTATATTAATGGAACTAAACATTCATCTGGTAGTTTTGATTTTCTTCGTGATAATTTAAATACATATATAAATTCTCCAACATTTATTAATAACAATTATCATTTAAGTATTGGCGGTTATAACACAAATAGCACTAATCTACAAGGATATTTAGATGAAATTAGGATTTATAATAAATCATTATCACAATTGGAAATAAGCACTTTATCGGACCGTAGCGAGGGTGGAGGATTATTACAAACAAATATTGTTGGAAATATATTTTCTGAAAAAGGATTTATTGTTATATCAACTCCAGATTATAGATATAATAATTTATTATCTACAAAATATACTGCAAGTTATCAAAGTACAATTACATTATATGAAATGTCGACATTATGTCGTGTTGATGCAGGTGACTTTAATGTTACTAATAATCATAGTGCACATAATGATTCAAATATTCAATATTTAAACTATTTAACTGGGAGTGAGTTTTCCCCATATATTACATCAATAGGATTATATAATTCAACTGGAACTTTATTAGCAATTGGAAAATTGGGACAACCAATAAAAAAACGTGATGATGTTGATATGAATTTTTTAGTTAGAATGGATCTAGACATTAGACCTATTAAATCAGGATCTAGTTTAAATAGTACAAATCAAAATTTTAATATAAATAATTCTAATACATATGGAGGATTATCATATTGATTAAATTAAAAAACATATTAAACGAAATATCAGAAACTGATGCTAATAATTTATTAAATAAAATTAAAAATAAAGAATTTTCATTTGTTGCACAAGGAGATAATGGAAAAGTATATGCAATAAATGGAGAAGATTTATTATTTAAAATAACAACAGAGCCAGACGAAAAAGCAGTTGCAGATGTAATTGTAGGAAGGGCATCTGAATTTAACTCATTTATTCCTGTTCATTATTCAGATCCAAAACGTAGTTTATATATAATGAATAAAGCAAATCCATTATCTCCAAAAGAACAACAAGAAATAAATAAATTTTATAATGGTTATAAAAATTTTTTAAGGCAAGCTGGCCCAGATGCATCTGTATTTGATTATTTAGATACTGAAGAGACTAGAAATTATTCTCCGGTATTAATTAATTTTATGAGAGCATTACAGCAACATGTAAGAAAAACAAATATAGGCGATTTACATTTATCATTAGATTTCAAACCAGATAATATCATGAAATGGAATGGTAATTTAGTAATGATCGACTGGTAAAGGAAGTTATGAAAAATCATTGGCACTCTAATAATAAACAACGCCAAGCGGCATATAAATATGGATATAGATCTGGCTTAGAATTAAAAGTTGCAGATCAAATCAAAGAAGCAAAATATCCTGTTAATTACGAAAAAGAAACATTACAATATATAGTTCCACAAAAAAATTCTAAATATACTCCGGATTTTATATTTACAAAAAAATCAGGTAACACAATGTATATTGAAACAAAAGGAAGATGGACAAGCACTGATAGACAAAAAATGAAACATGTTTTAGCATCACATCCAGATATTGATTTAAGAATTATATTTCAGAATCCCAATCAAAAGATATCAAAAGGTTCAAAAACAACATATGAAATGTATGCAAATAAAATAGGAATAACACACGTTGCAAAAAAAGATATGCCGGAAGAGTGGTTAAATGAATGTTGTAAAGAAGGAGAAACGCCGGTTACATCAAAGTTTTTTGTATTATGATTGGATAATTGAAAAATAATCATTATTTTTTTAATGTAAGTTAATAAAAAGATGAAATCGTTTAATATAATGTATATTATTAAATGATGAATCGTTAGACCGATTATGATTGTGTCTAACATATATTATATAATACCAATACTTTTGATCTTTCAGTAAATTTTCTTATAATATATTATATGAAGAATCTTAAACTACTTCAATTATTAGAATCTGTTCTAGGAAAAGGTAAACAAACATCTGGAGATAATATTGCATTCTTTTCCCCGTTTACATCTCATTATAAACCTAAATTAGAGATTGATATTAATACTAATAAAGAAGGTCAAAATCCATGGCACTGTTGGATATCTGATAAAAAAGGTCGGACTATTAGATCATTATTTAAACAATTAAATTTACCAAAATCTAAATTTGAAAAATTAAATAAAATAATCGAAGTAACAAGATATAGAAACAATGTAACAGAAAAAATTGAATACTCATTAAAATTGCCAGAAGAATATCAACCATTATGGATTGAAAAGAAAACACCTGACTATAAAAATGCAATACATTATTTAAAAAATAGAGGTATAAATATATTTGATATTATTAGATACAGAATTGGGTATGCAGAATCTGGTCAATATTCTGGAAAAATTATTATTCCTAGTTATGATGCGAATGGACAATTAAATTATTTTGTATCTAGAGCATATTATAAAAACGATCCACATAAACATAAAAATCCACAAACATCGAAAGATATAATTGGATTTGAAATGTTAATTAACTGGAATGAACCTATTATATTATGCGAAGGAGCATTTGATGCGATTACTATAAAAAGAAATGCTATTCCATTATTTGGGAAACTTATACAACCTACATTACAAAAAAAGATTATAGAAGAACATGTTAAAGACATTTATATATGTTTAGATCCAGATGCAATGCATAATGCAATAGAAATAGCTAAAAGATTCATGGCAGAAGGATTAAATGTATATTTTGTAGAACTTAAAGATTTAGATCCAAATGAATTAGGTTATAAAAAAATAACTAAAAAATTAGAGGATACATATAAATTTTCATTTGAAAGAATGATGGAATTAAAAATAGCTTCGTTATGGAAATAAAAAAATTAAAAACAAACATAAAAAGTATTGATAGAATATTTCATATTTCTGATATTCATATTCGAACATTAAAACGTCATAAAGAATATAATGAAGTATTTGATAATTTATTTTTACATATTGCCCAACATGCATCTGATCAAAGTATATGCGTTATAACTGGAGATATAGTTCATTCTAAATTAGATATGTCGCCGGAGTTAATTAATATGTTAACAAAATTCTTTAATGGATTTCATATTCCTACAATTGTTATTTTAGGTAATCATGATATGAATTTAAATAATTTATATAGATTAGATGCAATATCTCCAATACTAGATGTTATTAATAATAAAAATATACACTTTATAAAAGATAACGGATTATTTCAATTTGGAAATATTGTATTTAATCATATGGCAGTAGACGTAGCTCCTAAAGATTATATAAAAGCAAAAGATTTTAATGCACATTATAAAATAGCCTTACATCATGGAGCAGTACATAGTGCTAAAACTGATATTGGATTTCAAATATCAAATGAACATGTAACAACAGACTTATTTGAAGGTCATGATTTAACATTATTAGGTGATATTCATAAGCCAGCTCAATTTTTAAATAAAGAAAAAACTATAGGATATCCTGGATCATTAATTCAACAAAATCATGGAGAAGCATTAGACCATGGAATATTAGTTTGGGACTTACCAGATAAATCTGCAGATTTTGTTGAAATAGAAAATAATTACGGATATGTAACATTTGAAGTAGACAATGCAAAAATTATTAATTCTCCATATCGTGTTCCAAGAAAACCAAGAGTAAGAATTAAATTTAATGATACTGACGCATCTGATATTAAAAAATTAATAGCAACAATTAGAAAAAAATATAAAGTTCAAGATATATCAATACAACGTAGTGCAAATCATATTGAAAATAATCAAAATGGTTCAATTGCAATTGGAAATGTTAGAGATGTAGAACATCAGAATAATCTAATAACACAATTTATTGAAGAAAATTATCCTGATGCAGATAAAAAAGAATTAGATGCAATTAGGCATATTAATAGAACAATTAATTCTAAACTGCCTGTTCTAGAATCCGTAAGAAATGTAACATGGTATCCAGTTTCATTTGAATTTGATAATATGTTTTCATATGGAGAAAAAAATAAAGTAGATTTTTCAAAATTATCAGATGTTATAGGTTTATTCGCAGCAAATGCATCAGGTAAATCTTCTTTATTAGATGCAATAACATATACAATATTTGATAAATGTAGTAAAACAAGTAAATCAAAAGAAGTCTTAAATAATAAAAAGTCTGGATTTAAAGGTATATTTAAATTCATGTTAAATGACAAATTATATACTATTGAACGAGAAGGTATAACATTAAAGCATGGACATGTTAAAGTAAACGTTAATTTTTATAATGAAGATCAAAACTTAAATGGAGAAGAAAGAAGTGATACTAATAAAAGTATTCGAAGGTATTTAGGAACTTATGATGATTTTATTTTAACTGCATTTTCATTACAAGCAGATAATAATAATTTTATAGAAAAGTCACAAAGAGAACGAAAAGATTTATTATCTCAATTTCTAGACACAACAGTTTTTGAACAACTATATCATTTAGCAGCTGAAGAAATAAAAGAAACTTCTGGTAAATTAAAAGAATATAAGAAAACAGATTTTGGATTAATCATACGTGACTCAGACGATATAATTTTAAAAAATCAAGATAAAATTATTAAATTAGAAAAGAACGATACAGATTTGCAAGAATCGAGAAATAATTTACAAAATCAAATTGTAGAATTAATTGAAACAAAGCAGCCAATATCATATGAAGGACCTTCTATAAAAAAATTAGAAAATGACGAATCTATATTAATAAAAGATATTGAAAAAATAAACTCAAATACATTAGTATTAGAAGAAAAAATTAATGTTGTTAAATCTAATATGTCATCATATTCAAATATAATTAATAAAGAACAATATAATAAAATATCATCTGAATTATCTGATATTATTAAGAAAAAAGATAGTATATCTAATAGTATAAGCACACTAACAAGTTTAATAGAATCACAGAAAAAGAAAATTGATCATTTAAAAACTCATGAATATGATCATGCATGTAAGTATTGTATTGAAAATATATTTGTTAAAGATGCATTAGAAGCAAAAAAATTATTACCAAGAAATAAATTACAATTAAAAAAAGAAATTGGATCAGCTGAATTTTTTCAACAACGTATTGATAAATTAAATTCCTCAATTTATGAATATCAAGAAAAAATAAATTTAAAAAATAAAATTGAAAAATTAGAATTGCAATTACAGATATTAGAAAGTGATATACAAACAAAAGAATCTGAATTGGAAACAAATGCAGAAAGACAAGAATTATTTAAAAAGAATGAATCTGCAATTATATTTAATGAATCGATAAATAAAAAAATTGATTCTAAAAAGAAACTTATATTAGAAACTACTGAGTTAATAAAGAATATAACTAATAAAATTAAATCTAATCATGGTGAAATTGAAGTTGCTAAAACTAAAAAGAAAACTGCATTAGAACAATTAGAAACATATAAACAATTAGAAACTGAATATAAAGCATATGAATATTATTTACATTCTGTAAAGCGAGACGGCGTTCCATACGAATTAATCAAAAAAGCATTACCAAAAATTGAAACAGAAATAAACAATGTTTTAAATCAAGTAGTTGATTTCAATATGGTATTAAATACAGATGGTAAAAATATTAATGGATATATTATTTATGATGAAGACAACTTTTGGCCGTTAGAGCTAACTTCTGGTATGGAACG